CAGAAACATTATGGGATAATATGAACATTGCCTTTTCATTAGTGTAAACTCAAAAAAAAGAGCAGGTCCATCAGTAAGAAAAGAAAGAAAAAAATCGAAAGGAACAACCTTTTACATTTTGTGTTATATTATCACTGTCGTACTTTTAATAGGTGTAATTCTAGTTTATACTGATTTGATTGATGCTATAAGTCTATTTTTACTAGCAAATGCTTCAAAATAAAAATCCTAAGTTTAAATAAATGAAAATTCCAATAAGTAACACAGGGTACCTTTCAAAACACGGGTACGTTGACGTTAAAGAAAAAACGGAACTTGCGAGACATAGGGCGCTTGGTAAAGTCGTTCGTGCAGGTGAACCACCCCTCGGTCTTTTTAGAAGACTCAATGTACTCATGATTTTGTTTAAACGTAAGGACCCAAAACTTTCTAAAATTTTCAAGAAAGATCGTGATTGGGTTAAAAAAACGTATATGAATAATTAATTAAAGACAATTCTCTATATTTAAATTAAGAATAATAATGGACTCGTGTAAAGTTTGTTGTGAAACGTATAACAAAACGATTCACAAAAAGGTTGAATGTCCTTTTTGTTATTACGATGCGTGTAAATCGTGTGTTCAGACGTATTTATTATCTATTATCCAAGAACCACACTGTATGAAATGTAAACGTGAAATAAACAGGGGTTTCATAGACTCGTTTTGTACGAAACGTTTTAGAAACGTCGAATACAAAAAACATAGGGAGAAAGTTCTTTTTGAGCGTGAAAAAATACTCATACCAGAAACACAACCCGAAGTAGAACGTATAATTCGTATTAGAGAACTTCGGGAAATGTATTACGATAAATTGAATGCGCTAGCACTAATAGAAAGAAGAAAACGAGATTCTTATGATAGAGGAATGAGAACTACAGAATATGACGACATGGAAGGGGAAATACGCCAAGAAATAGAAGATATAACTTCTGAAATGAACAGGTTAAGGTACATGCATATTAATGAAGATTCGGGTAGAAATTTCATTCGCGCGTGTCCATCTAGTGAGTGTAGAGGTTACATAGATGCCGATTGGAAGTGTGGTTTGTGTAAAAAAAACTTTTGTGTAAAGTGTAATGAAATTTTGGATTCCGAACACGTTTGTGATCCAAACAATGTAGAAACCATGAAACTTATAAACAAAGATACACGTCCGTGTCCAAAATGTAGTACGATGATTTCTAAAATAGACGGGTGTATGCAAATGTGGTGTACGAATTGTAAAACAGCATTCGATTGGCGAACGGGTAATATAGAGCTTGGAAGAATACACAATCCACACTTTTTCGAGTTTAAAAAGAGAACGCGGGAACACGGTGATATACCGTGCGGTGGAAGACCTAGTATTAGTGAACTGAGAGAAGCAAATGCACCCGAGTTCCTTTTAGAAATATGTATACTTTTGTACAAAATGGACCATGAACTTATATATAAGTACGGCGAAATATATGATGCTAATAACATGCACTTGAGAATACAGTACCTTTTACAAACTTTAACCGAACACCAGTTTATAACAGAGTTACAAAGACGCGATAAACTCAAAGAAAAGTTTAAAGATATTCGCGACGTGTACGAGATGTTTACCAATTCGTGTGGTGATATATTACGACAATGGGTTCTCGATACGTCTTTGGAAATTACAAGTACAATCAAAGAACTCATGAAGTATACGAACGATGTTATACGCGAGATACACACGAGATACAATTCAAAAACACCTAGTTTTATAGGTTTGCCTTAAAGATTACGCGATACGTATATAAAAATGAAACTCATAAGACCAGTTGAACTTTTATCTGCATACACGTGTATGATACCATTTTCACTAACATACTTTTTCGATCAAAAAAGTTTTGTTAACCTCGCTCTATTATTACACATGCCTCCGCGTGTATTGTACCATCTACACAGGTCATTTAGTAATGATAGACTTGTTTCCGAAGAATTGTATAAGTACTATTTGGTATGTCTTTTTACGAGTATTATGTTAATACGGTACGAGTGGGAGAAGTTTATTGATATATTCGATATTTTATACTATATAATGTGTGTATTGTTTGTTACACAAGCTAATTTATCAGCACCTGTACAGTATAGAAGATTGGAATTTTATGCGTTTACGAGTATAGTTAAGAGTACTTTTTACATTTATAACATCAGTAAGTTCATGTACTTTGCGTCTCTGTATTGTTGTGCGATAAGTTTGTTTGTGTATCACGATAAAAAGTATGGTGCTTATACGGTACCCGTTATAAATATTGTCATGTTACCAGCTTACTATTTCATGTTATCTGCGGTAGAAAGAATTTCTTAGTTTATTAAAATGAATAAGGTACTCGTGCTTATTTCTATATTAGTACTCATATGGTACATTATACCAGTATACTATGAACCTCGTAGAATAAAAAAAGTTTTATCCGAAGAAGAGTGTGATCACATAAAAAATATAGCTTCTAAAAAACTACACAAATCAACCGTCTCCATGTCTCGTGACATAGACGAGTCTATACGTAAAAGTGAAACTGCATGGTTAAAAGCGTCTGAAGACCCCGTCGTCGATAAACTTATACGTAAATGCGTTTCGATGACGGATCGTCCTTTAAGTAACTGTGAGGATTTACAAGTTTTGAAATACGAATCAGGCGGGTTTTATAAACCACACCAAGACTCGTTTCCGGATGATAAGAATAAACGCATGTACACATTCATAGTCGCCTTGAATGACGAGTATGAAGGTGGTGAAACCGAGTTTCCAAACATAAACAAATCGTACCGTTTAGAAAAAGGCGACGCTTTATTTTTTAACACGTTAAATAATTATGAGTGTATGACAAAAAAAGCATTACACGGTGGTGCACCTGTAAAATCAGGTGAAAAGTGGGTATGCAATTTATGGATTAGAAAATATCCCTACGGAAATTAAAATAAGAAGCGTTAGTTACCTTTTAAAATACGGTTCGCCATGTTTATCAAAGGTTTATACTTATTTATATCTTCTTTAGTCTTTGCCTTTTTCATTTTATTTTCAAGATCTCTTTTTATCTTCTTTGTATCTTGCATAGCTTTCTCTTTTTTTAAAACGGTATTAATATTTTGTTTTTTATTAAATGTTTTAAATAAAGTTGTTTTATTTGCAATTTTCTGTCTCTCTTCGTTTGTTTTTGCTCTTTTGTATGAGTCTCTGAGTTTTTGACTTCTATCTAACATAGATTTCAAAGTGGACTTATTCATATACATTAACATACGAAATTATTTATGTTCGGTAACGATACCTTTTTCGGCTAACATTTTTCTGTTTGCCATGTGTTGCGCCTGAACATCGTCCTTGTTTTGACCGTGGTATGGGACGGCGTGTCCGTTTTCACACATCCATCTGTTTACGTTGGTCCAGTTCCCGTCTTCCGAAACCCAGATTTCACCGAGAACGCGTCCGAACTTACCGCGACTATCCATTTCCGGACATCTTAATTCGATCTCAATATCGTCCTTTTCAGATGCAACCGCTTTCATACACCATTCCGCGAGGTTTTTCTTTGCGAGTTTTCCGTAGACCTTTTCGACTTGATCCGAAGTTCGTGATTCTGGGGTATCGATACCGAGAAGTCGTACGCGTTGGCGCGTCATGACGTCAAACCCCAAATCAATGAGTACGTCCATGGTATCACCGTCGACGACCTTTTCGATCGCGGCAATCTTAAACTTGAAATTACACGGAGCTTGGTTGTAGGTAGTCATTTTGTATATAGTTTAGTAGTTTATTCTTTAATTAAAATTTTATACAGTACTAGCGTAACTTGTATTTTTACAAACTGAGAAGATGTTTTTGGTATCTTTGTAATATTTTAACATATATTTGTAGTTATTTGGATTTGTTTCGTTTTCATCATAGAATATAAACAAACGTTTTCTCTGTCTTTCATTTATACCACCAATACTTGGAGACTTTAACTCTTCTTCTGTCATGAAAAGATTTCCACATGCATTGTTTTTGATTATATCCCGCCGAGATGAATGATGGTTATTGGTGATAAATCCTTCGCGGTGTCTATATTTATTCCATAAATCATTATTTAGAGTAATATTTTCATTTTTAAGTGTCATTGTTCTTCTCAAAATGTTTTGATTACGGGTGGCTGGATCGGCTGTACATATACTTAATTGATTACGTTCGCAAAAATCGTTTACTTCTTGAAACGAATTAAACACTTCGTATAATACGTTGTGAGATGCACGTTTTTTATGTACGGTACATGTGCTTATTTCTCTTCTAATACTTAATTGATCAAAACTGAGTAGACCAGCTGAATATTTTCCGACTTCTACGTTACCGTATATAGTAAAAGTGCAGTTATTTAACCAATCATTATTTTCGAAATAAACTACTCTTTCTTGATCTTGAACTATCGTGTTTATAGGTGTTTTATCACCTCTATAAGTATAATACCAGACCAATACCGGTTGACACTTAAACTCTATACTTCTCTTCGAAGTTTCGTTTAATATATACAAAGTTTTACAATTTGTATTTGAACCTCTCCATATCCATTCATCATGCCATTTTATAACATGGTCTTCGATTTTGGAAGAAACAAAAATAGGTGGTTTCATATAGATATCATTTCTGTTATCATTATTGAAAATATAATCTTTGAAAATATCTAAGTAATATTTTTTACATGTCTCAAACTTTGATTTACCACTTTCTTTGAATTTTCCGGTTAATCTCAAAATAGATACATATTTTTCTCCACCTTGTAATAATTCTTTCATACGTTCTTTACCAAATTCAGATAAATGATATGAAAATTTACCATTTTCGTCTTTTTTTTCTAAAATAAACTCTTCAGATTCTTTAAATCTATTTTGACTTAGCAGTTTACTTACACCAATATAATTATAGGGTGGTACGTAAGTAAGATTTTCGCTATTATTCTTTAAATATGAATCCCCATTCACAATATTTTGTTCGTGTATGACATCGGGTGTTGCTGAATAATATACCACTTTACTTAGTACGTGTTTTTCAATTTCTGGTTTGATAATATCACACACTGTTTTGTATAACAAATTTTTTTCTGAAGCACCATAATCCAATTCATCGATATGAAAAATAATAGGTTTTGTCCTATCAATATCCTTATAGGTTTTGTTTAAATCAAGAATACTACGTTTTGATTTTAGTTCGGATACAGATAATCCATATTTTTTCAATTCTTCAATTTGTGATTTATCCCTGTTTAGATGTGAAGTCACGAAAATATTAGTGTATGTGTCTTTAGTCATTGAAGAACATATTTCAACCATAACACGTTTACCAGATTTTACAGGTGCTTTAACAATGATATTCTTTTTATTGCACTTAAGTACTTCGTCCTCTACAAAATTAAAAGTCTTTAAAAAATTAGATTTCAAATCATTGATTGATAATGGGTGGTGAAGATCAGACATTATTATTTATATTTATATATTGATCTTATCTTATTTCTTTAAGTAATTTAAGATCAATATACACAAATTATTAACTTAGGTTGATCTTAAACTATTTATAAATTTCTTTTACTTTTTTTAGTTTAATTTATTTTACAAAAAAACTGTGTTATTAAAAGACTAAGTTAAGAAAAAAACTAAAAACAAAAAAAATGGTTGTTAAAACACGTCGACAGCTTTCCAAATTGAAACGCGTGGCTAAGATCGGAAAACACGTTTACCTGCCAGAGAAGAGGGGGTTCACTGTCTTAAGGAATACACCTGGAACAGGTAACCCTAAACATCCACTGTATATACACGGTGACAAAAAAAATCAATTGAAAAAGAAGTTGGAAAAAAAGCAAAAGTGCGCTCGATATGAGTGCGCTCGATGGTTTGAAGTAGCAGGTCACGTTACTTGTGAAAACGATGGAAAGCATTATCTGGTCCCGTTGTGCCGCAAGTGTAATAATCCTCGGCGATTTAAGCCTTTTTGGACGTCTCCGTATATTGAGATGGTCCGTATAAAACGAGTCTATACCAACAAACCGTCTAAGCCTTTAAATGATAGTGATATTATTATATAATAAAATTACAAAGTTCTCAGTTTCTTTAATTCATCACACAATCGTAAATAATCACCTTCCGGTATATTTGCCGAATTTTTATCGATAAGTTCCATCACGGATTCCGATACGGACGTTATGGTACTCGTTCTCACTTCGTTTTGTTCGTTTTCGTTTTCGTCTTCGAGTGATGGTTGAACGAGCCAATTCGTTCCTACTATTGCTCCGGAGTAGTTGTACGTTTCGCGAACGTGTTGAAAAAACGCGTCGAGTGTTCCGAAATACGCGTTCGGTGACCAAACGTTATCGTCCATGAAAATATAGTCGAGTTCGGTTTCGGTCTCGAGTGTCGTTGTCCAAAAACTCTCGTTATGGTTAAATATAGATACCGGGT